TCCAACTTGTTTCTTTGGGTAGAAAAGTATCGTCCTCAAACTATTGACGAATGTATTCTACCAGAGAGCACTAAGGAAATCTTTCAAGGTTTTCTGGACCAAGGTGAAATCCCCAACCTCCTGCTCTCAGGGTCTGCTGGTGTCGGTAAGACTACCATCGCCAAGGCACTGTGTGCAGAGTTGGGTGCTGACTGTCTGGTTATCAACGGATCTGACGAAGGTCGTTTCCTCGATACCGTCCGTAATCAGGCAAAGGTCTATGCTTCTACTGTCTCTCTGACCTCCACTGCTAAGCACAAGGTCATCATCATTGATGAGGCAGACAACACCACACCTGATGTGCAGATGCTTCTTCGCGCTTGCATCGAAGAGTTTCAAAAGAATTGTAGATTCATCTTCACTTGTAACTACAAGAATAAGATCATCTCTCCTCTGCACTCACGTTGCTCTGTTGTTGACTTCACCCTCAAGGGTAAGGAGAAAGCAACAATGGCAGGAGCATTCTTCAACCGTGTTAAAACTATCCTAGATAGTGAGAGCGTAACCTACGAACCTAAGGTTGTCGCTGAGGTAGTCCAGAAACATTTCCCCGACTTCCGTCGCACACTCAATGAGTTGCAACGGTATTCTTCTTCTGGGAAGATTGATACAGGTATCCTTGGTGTCTCTAATGACATCAACATTACCAACCTCGTAGGATATATTCGTAATAAAGAGTTTACCAACATGAAGAAGTGGGTGACTCAGAATATGGACAACGAGCCTGTTGCTATTATGAGAAAGATCTATGACAATCTCTACACCCACTTTGATCCCAAATCAATTCCTGAAGCAGTGCTGGTCATCTCTGAGTATCAGTATAAATCTGCTTTCGTTGTTGACCAAGAGATCAACATGGTGGCATTCCTAACTGAGTTAATGATGAGGTGTGAAACCAAATGAATGTAAAACTAATGCGTATGCGGTCGGGCGAAGATGTCGTTGCCGACCTGATCGAAGAAACTGATACTGATGTCACTGTTGCTAATCCTATCGTTGCTATCCCTAACGGGCAAGGCACCCTAGGGTTTGCTCCATGGGCACCATTGCTTGCTGGTCGTAACACTCCAGTAACTGTGCCGAAAGACTACCTTGTGTATGGTCCTACGGATACTCAGGAGGGAGTAGTGGAGCAGTTTGAGCAAATGTTTGGTATCATTGAAACTCCTAGTAAGAAACTGGTGCTATGAAACGTCAAGTGAAGTCGAGATTCTATTATTATTTTTGGGGCACTGCTACACTAGCAGTAGTCCTAGGTCAACTGTATGTTGGTAGCGGATACCGAGTCCTTCATTACTCTCTTGAAGATCTAATGCAGAAGGTTGATGGTGTCTTGCTACATAAAAACGATGTTAATCCTTATTCTGGTTTAATGTGAGGCAAGACTACGAACTTAAAAACTTTTTTCCGATCCAATTCTATGAGTTTCGTTGCAATCAAACTCTCCTAGATGATACCTTGGAGTTGCTGCAAGACTTAGAGTATGGATCTTACAATGAACCTGCTGGTGTCCTAACGTCTGCAGACATTCATACCAAGGAAGAATTTACACCATTGATGTCATGGTTTCAGGAGTGTATAGATACTATTCACTTTGATACAGGCATTGATTGTGATCGTTTGGCAGTCAACAAGGCATGGGCAAACCAGTCCGTAGCAGGGTCTGGGCACCGCCACGATGCCCACAGGCACCCTATGTCCTACCTGAGTGGCATCTTCTACCTTACTGGTGGTGCTCCTACGGTCTTTGTCGATCCCCTCTTCCAGAGGGAGTGGGCATCCTTCCATTTAGATGGGACTATCGGTCATGAATTGGCATGTCATCCTGGGTGTGGTGGTCTAATTGTGTTTCCTAGTTACGTCATTCATGCTAGTTTACCTAACATGGATCCAGTAAATAGGTTTACGATTGCTTTCAATACTTTCCCTAGGGGTAACGTCAATAGTGGCGCACATGGACAACCTATGGCCAGAGTAGAAGTTGAATCGTGGAATAAGAAACTAGGACCATTGAGACTTGATCATTATGCAAGGGACTGAAGTACATATGTTTCCTGTCGTGTGCAGGACATACAAACAACCTGATGAAACTCTCAACAAACGTGTGATTGAATCGATGGATGGGTATCCATCTCAACAGTCAAACCTTCCTGAGGGTGTCATCACTTCACGTCCTGATCTTCACAAGGTAGAAGAGGGTCCTATCACAGAGTTGAGGCAATTCTTCTGGGACTGTCTGGCAGAGTATAGGTATGCATACAAACTCTACTGTGACTCCCTAGAGATCTCCTCTATGTGGTTTAACCATGCACCTGCTGGAAGTGGGTATGGACACCCCTTACACAGGCACCCAATGTCCTATCTGAGTGCTGTCTATTACCTCACCCCTGGTGCTCCTACCTTCTTTGATGATCCTGTTACACCTCGCACATATGACACACTAGATGTCTTCCAGCATGATAAGATGGAGTGTGAGTGGGGCATCAATCACAAGTTTGATGCTGAGGAGAATACATTGATCCTCTTCCCCTCCTGGTTACGACACTACTCAGGTCGTCAACTAGATAACTATGACCGTTGGACTATTTCATTCAACGTATTCCCATGTGGTAAAGTGAATGTAGGTCCATTTGAAATGCCACAAATCAACCTTTCTATTTCATGAAGTATTTGAAAACTCCACTACGTTATCCTGGTGGTAAATCAAGGGTAGCAAAGATGTTGCTTGAGAAGTTTCCAAGTGAGATCAAAGAATTCCGTGAGCCCTTTGTTGGGGGCGGGAGTGTAGCACTACTATTCTCCCAGAAGTATCCTGATATTCCTGTGTGGATCAATGATAAGTATGAATATCTCTACAGTTTCTGGAAGATGCTCCAAGAGCGTGGGGATGAGTTATCGCATACTCTCTATAATATCAAAGTCGAAAACAGCACAGAAGAAAAAGCGAAAGAGTTATTCCTATCTGCTAAAGCAGAGATATCCAGCGCAGATCGTTTTCGCCAAGCTGTGCTTTTTTGGATTCTTAATAAGTGTAGCTATAGCGGGTTGACTGAAAACTCTTCCTTCTCTAAGACTGCATCTAATCAAAACTTCACCACCCGTGGTGCTCACCACCTGAGGAGAGTCACCGAGATCATTCAGCACTGGCATATCACCAACCACGACTATGAGTTTGTGATGAATCGTGAGATGTGTAAGAGAAAAGATGTCTTTGTATTCTTGGATCCTCCTTACAAGATCAACACCTATCTCTACGGCACTAACGCAGAGATGCATAAGAATTTTAATCACACTCAGTTTGTAGAAGACTGTAAGGTATGTCCTCACAAGTGGTTGGTTACATATAACGTTGACGATGAGTTGAAGGAAGCATACAAGGACTTCAACCAGGAAGAGTTTAAGATCACCTATGGTATGAAGCATAGGGCAGACAATAAACTCAAGACTGAATTGCTGGTCACTAACTTCACTGAATCTACTCCTTTGGCATCCCTCTATGAAACAGTATGACATCCCTCTTAAAGATTATCTCAACAGCATCAATCTAAAGCAGGGAGATCTTACAGAGGATCCTCTTGCTATGAAGAAGTATCCATCATACGTTATCAACAAATGTATGATGCATCATATTGACACGTTGATGCTCGCTAACATGATGAATATGTGTGATCACGTTGATAACGATCTACAATATCAATATTACCTATATAGTGTGAGAAAGTCGAAACGATTTTCTCCATGGGACAAGAAGATAAAGGACGGTGATCTTGACCTAGTTAAACGATACTATGGTTACAACACTGAGAAAGCACAAGCGGCGCTAAAGATTCTAACCCAGGACCAACTACAAATTATTGCATCTAAATTGAATACTGGAGGTAAGAAATGAGCGACGAGATCCAATGGTCTCAAGACATGATGCTGGAAGTGACGCTTAAAGAACCCGACGATTTTCTCAAGGTAAGAGAAACCCTCACCCGTATTGGTGTTGCGTCTAGGAAAGAGCGCAAACTGTATCAGTCTTGTCACATTCTCCACAAACGTGGTAAGTATTACGTTGTACACTTCAAGGAGTTGTTTGCGTTGGATGGAAAACCAACCAACATCACCACGAATGACATCCAACGTAGAAATCGCATTGCAAAATTGTTATCAGACTGGGGTTTGATTGCAATCGCGAGAGAGGAAGAGGTTGCTGATCTGGCACCACTGAATCAAATTAAAGTTTTGTCCTTCAAGGACAAAGGTGAATGGACTCTTGAGTCCAAATACAACATTGGAAAGAAAAAACAACCAGCAGAGGTATAACTTATCATGGCAGACACAAAGCCTGCTGTAGATGAGAAGGAAAATGATGAAGACAAAAGTGAAGTTCTTGGTAATTTAGTGAAAGTTGTGGTCCTGATTTGGTCCGCATCCCTACTCACCTTCAGTTACGTCCGACTTCCTAACGGACAGAAAATCTTAGATTTCGATCCTACCTTCATAGCCTCAGTCTTCAGCGGCTCGTTAGCTGCCTTCGGACTTTCGCCTGCGAAAAATGGTAGTGCTCCAAAGAAAGCCCCGTCAATCGGAAAGGAGGAAAAAGATGCAAAAAGTATTTAATGCTATGGCAGTAGTCTCGTTTATTGGGACTGCATCCATCCTTGGCGGTGGTGCTTATGTTTACATGCAGAGAGACGCAATCAGATCCAACCTAATGGGTAGGGTTGCTGAAGCAGCAACTGAGGCAATCAGTGCTGCGTTACCTAGTCTCATGAATTCTGCAACACCCGAGTTGCCTAAGGCAACTGGAGGTGCAATTATCCCCTCATTGCCATGAATAATAAACTAAAGATAGCAGCAGGTGTGGTCGGTGGTGCTTTTGCCATCGCCCACATTGGTTTGCTTGGATATGTTATCCATAGACCAAAGCAACCAGAGATCCCACAGGTCCCTACTATTAACATCCCGCAAGGGACTCCTTATTCTTCTTATAAAGTTGAAGCAGGTAAGGATGGTTATAGTATTGAATACAAGGCCAATGATCCTGCCATTCTAGAGTCACATAGATCTCTGAATCTGGACAAGGATAAGCGTGGATTGTTTGGTGGTGGTAGTGAGAAGCGTAATGAAACTCGCTACGATCAATACACCATGGATGGCACCCGTAACATCGGGGGAGGTGAAATAGGTGAATTGGGAAAGACAGGAGGTGTAAGCGCCGAGTGTTTGATCGCGGACGCTGGAGCACGATCTCAAGGTGCAATGGCAGGTAGTGCCATCGCTGCTGGTGTTGCCGTCCCTGCGGTCGCTGGCATCCCTTACATTGGATGGTTGGCAGGTGGTTGGGCACTGCTTCTAGGACAGAAGGCAGGGTCTGAGTTGGGGTCTCAAGTTGGCACAGTGTTTAATGACTGCTGATGGAGATCAGAGACATCCGATTAAATGATATAGACATCGGGGACGTTAAAATCCCCGAGGTCCGTGATTGGATTGTAACTCCACCTGCAGCCCTGCCACCTAGTGTCCCTGTCACAAATCAGGTCGGTGTACCCATCGTGGACATCCCTGGATGTGTAGAGGCACACGAATCAAACAATAAATCAAACACAGTCGGTAGTGATGATGAGAATGGAGTGGTCACATACTGTGATGCAGGTGTGCCATCCTTTAATCCACTAGACTATGACACAAATAAGATGGACTTTGAGTATGATACTCCAGTCCCTCCTGTAGCACCCACTAAGAATCCTGAAATCAAAGCACCTGAAGTACCTGATACAGGTAAAGCAGCGACAGCAAAGGTAGAGTGTCCTACAGAAGCACAGAAATTAAAAGAACCAGTCGGACACATCAAGGGTGACAAGAAGGTCACTGAGTATCGACTGGTTGGTAAGGAATGTATTCAGGTAACAGAGAAGTTATCTATCCCTGATCAGATTGTAGGCAATATCCCTAGTGCTGGTGCTGTGACTGCGACTGCATCGATTGCTGTCGTTGCAACGACTTCTGCACTGCTCGCAAAACCGCTTGCCGATCTGCTTCTGAAAGTTGTGAAGCCGACTGTGAAGAAGGTGATGAAGAAGATTGCGACTCTCCGAGGGAAGAAGACTCCGATTGAGTCTGTAATGCTCCGCCGAGGTCAGCAGCGTCAGAGGAATAAGGCGATTCGGATTTTGAGGGGGCGGGAATAGGATGTTGGTGATTCTGTAATAGATTCACATTACTTACCTGCACGTCTGCACAGATAGCAGCATACTTTGTCCCAGGTGCAAAGCGAATACCTTCCTTCAATAAATTTCCACAATTTTTTAGTCTCGCGATCTCAAAATCGAGTCGCTTGTTAGCAGTTAGTTGTTGCATCATCTCAATGTTAGATGCTGCTGCTGTCTTACATAAGTCTTGTAGTTTCTTATCCAATGGTCTAGACCATGTGGCAGAGAAACCAATACCAATGCTGTAGTTATCTTTTTGACCTGTCCTAGTAGGGACGTGATAGAGAATGTCTCCAGGATTGTCAAGCGAACCGTCTTCATTAAGGTCACGCATGTCATACACAGGATCCATATAGTATGGCTCATATGGTTTCTGTGCTGACGCTGTGCCTGTCACATAGGGCGTGAAATTCATGGTGGGTCCTTGACACTGGATACCATTCCCGTATGTGTTAGTAATATATGGACCCTGTAAAACCTGAATTGCCTGGTTCGTCACTGAGCCTGAGCTATTCGCGATTGGAGATGCTGTTGCACTCACACCACCAACAGTCTCAGCGTTAACTGGTGCTGCAATAAACAGTGCTATTACTGGGTAAAGATACTTGTGGTATCTGTTACGCTTGTGACCTCGGTCACTCTTTGAATAATTGTTTGCTGAGTCAGCCCTGGTCCCTGCAGTGTCTCGGTAAACTGAAACGCCTGCCCTGGTGCTGTCTGCGTGAAGGACGGTTTGCCCGTTACGGTTGTCCATGAAGAAGTCACTCCATCAATAGTTACATTGTTAGTCCCTGTACCAGGATTTAGGTTACCAGAAGCGGTAATTCCTGAGCCAGTCACGGAATACTGATATCCCGTGTTGTAGTCCATGCTGTTTATGGTCTCGGTCACCTTTGAGGTGGTCTCCGTGTGGCTCGTCATTGAGCCCTGTGTGAAGTTTGGGACCACGGGGACCGCCTGGGCAGGAGCAAGTATGGCACTTGCACCCACCACAGACAGGACAGACCAAAGTATCGTCTTTCCAAAAGTCATTACGACCTCCTTCAGTCAATTACGGTTATCTCCGACACAAATTGTCCTGTCGCAGATGTGCCAGCTCCGCCAGCAGTCACGGTTAATACACCTGCACTGGTTACAGTACCTGCAAGTGTGTCTTTGGTGCCAGCTGAGTAAGAAGTAACTGACCCGAAGTTAGGAATTGTGCCAACAGTTGCAGCACTTTGAGGTACTGCGTCAGCCTGTGTATAAGACTGGGAGAAACTAAATGCTGCACCAGGAGTATCCTGAGTTGCTGCAATAGTTCCTGGAGAATATACACCAGAGGTGATAGTACCAGCAGAAACTGTGTTTGCAGTATTGCCGTCCGTAGTATCAATATTTGATCCTGCGACA